GAAGCTGATCGCCAAGACCTCCTTGGGTCCGCTGCCTTTGGGCACCCGTATCCACAATGCACTGGAGCAGTACTACACAACCGGAGAGCATCCGGTGGACGCGTACAACCGCTTCCAGCGCGAAGACAACCGTCGCTTCATTGAGACGGATGAATCCCACGATGCGGACGCCATCAAGAAGTTCAACGATGAGTCCGAGCTGGGGCGCATCATGGTGGAAGGCTATGTCGAGTGGTTGGATGAAACCAACCCGGATGCAAACCTCGAGGTCATCGGCGCCGAGAAGAAGCTGTCCTACCGGCTCGTGGAGGTCGATCCAAGGGTCGAGCTGATCGGCAAGGTTGACCTTCAGGTCCGCCGTCTGGAGGACGGATCACGTTCGACCTTGGACCACAAGTCGGCTGTGTCGTTCACCACGTACCACAAGTTTGCCCACATGTCCGAGCAGCTCCAATACTACACAATGCTGGAGAAGCTCAACCCTGACGCCGAAGACCCGACCCCGGTTGATGGCGGCATCTACAATCTGCTGAAGAAGGTCAAGCGTACAGCTCGGGCCACGCCTCCGTTCTATGAAAGAATGGATATCCGGTTCAATAAAAAGACACTGGATGCGTTCTGGATCAGAACTCAGGGTGTAATTCATGATATGATGACAGCTCGGGATTCTCTGGATGCCGGGACCGATCACCGTCTCGTGGCCTACCCCCGACCCCGCATGGATTACGGCTGTGGAACGTGTCCGTTCTTCGCCGTCTGCCCGATGCTGGACGACGGGTCCTCAGCCGAAGCCTACATCGAGGCGTTCTACTCACAAGAGGATCCAAACGCCCGGTATGGCGACGACACATCCCAAGAAAATTAGAAAGACTATTACAAAATGAGTGAAAAGGTCTATCAGGACAGCACCCTTGCGCTTTACCGTGGGGACTGTCTGGAGGTCATGCGCGTCATCCCGGACAACTCCGTGGACTCCATTGTTACTGACCCCCCTTATGGCCTCGGCTTTATGGGCAAGGCGTGGGATGCACTGCCTCCGGGATTGGAGTGGGCGGAAGAATGTCTGCGTGTACTCAAACCCGGTGGACATCTGCTCGCCTTCGGCGGCACCCGCACGTGGCACCGGCTCGCCGTGGCCGTCGAGGATGCCGGGTTCGAAATCCGCGACAGCATTGCATGGATGTATGGTACAGGGTTCCCCAAGTCCTTCGACGTGTCCAAAGCCATCGACAAAGCAGCAGGCGCAGATCGCGTCGTGCTAGGCGTCAGGCCAGCTAGTTACGTCGGCAGTATGAGGCGTGACGCTCAGTCGATTCATGGTAAGCGACCAGATGGCGAGCCTTGGGGAAATGAGGGAAAGCCGATAGCTATCACCGCCCCAGCTACCCCTGCCGCTGAGCAGTGGGAGGGTTGGGGGACGGCGCTCAAACCTGCGTTCGAGCCCGTCGTTGTGGCCCGTAAACCCTTCACGGGAACTGTGGCGACGAATGTGCTGGAGTATGGTACTGGGGCGCTCAACATCGACTCAACGCGCATCGGGCCGCCGCCCGGTCGTTGGCCTGCGAACGTGGTCCTTGATGAGGATATGGCCGAAGTGCTGGATGAGCAAAGCGGCACCAGCAAGAGCACCACACGGGCCGGTGTACGCCGCACTGCGTTGGGTATTCTCAACGACGACGGCTGGCAGCCGAAAGAAACTCCGATGACCGCATACGGTGACAGTGGTGGTGCGTCCCGGTTCTTCTATGTGGCCAAGGCCCCCAAGAAGGAGCGCCCCGTTGTTGACGGTGTGGCCCACCCGACCGTCAAGCCCGTCGCCCTCATGCAGTGGCTCGTCAAGCTGGTCACTCCGGCAGGCGGGATCGTACTGGACCCCTTCGAGGGGAGCGGTACGACGGCACAAGCCTGCGCGCTGGAGGGGTTCAAACACATCGGCATCGAACGTGAAGCTGATTATCTCCCCCTCATCGCCGCCCGGCTCGGCATCTCTCTAGAGCTCCAACCCGCGTAATTTTAATCGATACACTATAAGAAAGTCACCTATGTCCGAAGACAGAGCAGCAAGCTTCCTTGTCCACGGTCCGACCAAGGTCGGCAAGAGCACCTTTTCCAACACCGGCCCCAGCCCGGTACTCTTCTTGGACGTTGAGAAGGCCGCGCGCTTCCTCAAGGGCCGCAAGAAGCGCTGGAACCCGCTGGCGGACGCCCCTCCAGTCGCTGACGGAACGTGGGACATCTGCGTCGTCAACGTTGATAGCTGGGAGAAGGCTATCAAGGCCTACGAGTGGCTTAAGAGCGGCAAGCATCCCTTCAAATCCGTGGTGCTGGACTCCATCTCCGAGCTTCAGGCCAAGGCACAGGAATTCATCGTGGGCCGAAACCAGATGAAGACACAGGACTGGGGGACGCTGCTCTCCAAGATGGCGTTCTTCTGCCGCGACCTGCGGGACCTGACCACGATGGAGGGCGGTACCATTGAGGCCGTCGTCATCACCGCCATGTCCCGTGAGGTGGAGGGCGTGTTCAAACCCTACCTTCAGGGCCAGATCGCCGCACAGGTCAGCTACTGGTTCGATGTAACCGGCTACCTCTACGTCGAGCAGGTTCCGGATGAGAACGGCGTGGTGCACGAGGTGCGCAAGCTGCTCACCGGAAAGCACCCCCAGTTCGAGTCCGGAAACCGTATCCCGGATCTTCCATACATTATCGACAATCCGAATATCACGACAATTCTGGATAATGTTTTCGGGCCAGCGGAAATCGCTTCCTAATTGACATTCCGGATTTAATTCAGTAATATAAAGATATACCCCACAAAACAAAAGGAAATACATTCATGTCTCCACTCAAGTCTTGGTCCTCCCTCATGGACGAGGCAAAGGAAGTTTCAAACACTTTTGAACTTCTGGAAGATAACACCTACCAGTTCGTCATCAAGGATCTGCCCAAGGTCAGCCAGACCTCAACCGAGAAGACGCGCTACACCATCAACCCCGCCGTCGAGGTAGGACCGCGCGCCAACGCCCGCATCTTCCATGACTTCATCATCTCCCCGGAATCCCCGAAGGCGATGGCGTTCTTCTTCCGGGACATGCAGGCACTGGGACTGGATGCGGCCTTCTTCGCCACCAATCCCTCCGATGAAACCATCCTCCGTGCTCTTGTGGGCCGACGCTTCACGGCGGACGCCTACAAGGAGACCTACAACGGCAAGGAGAAGAACCGTCTGCGCAACATCCGTGCAGCTGTCGGAACGGCTCCTACCGGACCTGCTAGCCCCTCCATTGCCGGTCCCGCACCTATCGCTGCTGGCGGTGGGATCCCGACCCCTCAGGCCGCTCCTGCTCCCGCTGTAGCCCCTGCACCGGTTGCTCCGGTCGGCCCGCAGGTTGTCGCGGGACCTCCGGTCGCAGCTGCGCCTCCGGTTGTCGAGCAGGCACCTGTGGCCAGCCCGTCTCCGTGGGCCTCCGCTCCGCCCGCTCCGCCGACGTTCTAATTCGCCCTCAAGGTGTGCCCTCGCAGTCGATACTGTGGGGGCACACTTTTCACCAACAGACTTAGGATATACAGAGTGAGCATTTCACGTCAAGTTCAAGAGTTCCACGAGACATACAATCAGCCCGTCCGCACCACTCCGTCCTTGGACGTTCCGGAACGCAAGCTCCGGTTCGACCTCATTGAGGAGGAGTTCAACGAGCTCCGGGAAGCGTTGGAGGCCGACGACATTGTGGAGGTGGCCGACGCATTGGGAGATATCGCCTATGTCGTCTACGGCGCCGCCAAGACCTTCGGCATCCCGCTGGATGAGGTAGTCGATGAAATCCACCGGTCCAACATGAGCAAGCTGGGTGAGGACGGCAAGCCCATCTATAGGGAGTCGGACCGCAAAGTCCTCAAGGGAGAGAACTATTTCCCACCCAACATCAAGGCCATCCTCGACGCAAAGAAGGCCTGATACGGTGCTGTTTGACTATAAAGACCTCGAGGACCAGCTCATCGCCATCGGCTTCGATGACGACCACGAGTTTGGGGAGCAGGTCCGCAGTGCCGCGCTGGCCGTCGCACTGACAATCGACAGCTATGCCCTGCCGGACGACGCCCTTGACACCATTCTGGAGATCATCAGCAGCCACGGACGAAAGAATCTTGAGAGCCTGCCGCAGCGAGTCCTGAACGGCTCGGAGTGGGATGAGTTCGCTCTGGGCAATGTCGCCATTGGAGACTTTGTCCGCGTCAAGCGGGACGCCTATGACTCCCCCACGGGGGCGAAGCACAACGGCTTGGTTGGAACGCTGGGATTCGTCAAGGGCCACCGATGCTCAGTAAATTACATAGGTTCCAGCACCGGAAAGACCATGAAACATCCGATGGAGAAATTAGAATCACTCCGGATACGATAGAATAGAACTCCACTAAATTTTTAAAGGAATAGCTATGCCTGTTACCGTATACAGCCAGCCTTCGTGCCAGCAGTGCAAAATGACCTACAAGGCGCTTGACAAGGATGGAACCCCGTACAACGTTGTCAACGTTCAGGAGGATGCTGAGGCATTCACCTTCATCACACAGGAGCTGGGCTACCAGAAGGTACCGGTCGTGGTGGCCGGGGATGACCACTGGGGCGGATTCCAGCCCGATAAGATCAAGAGCATCGCTGAGGCAGCTGCTTGATCGTATACTTCTCCAGCGTGTCGGGCTACACAGACCGATTCGTGAAGAAGCTTGGCCTGCCTGCGGTACGGATCCCGCTCAAAGCCGATGACGCCGAAAAACTGATGGTAGATGAGGAATTCATCCTTATCACACCCACATACGGTGCGTCCGGCAAGGGATTCGTACCCAAGCAGGTCATAAAATTTCTAAACAGTATCGAAAATAGGTCCCTGCTTCGCGGTGTGGTAGGGTCGGGAAACCGGAACTTCTATGAAGATTTCTCTAAAGCGGCTGAGATAATTGCCGCCAAATGCTCGGTACCCCTGCTCTACCGCTTTGAACTGGCAGGGACTCCAGAAGACGTAGATATAGTTACAAAAGGAATCCATACATTTTGGGAAGCACAAAAGTCAGTGACATCTCCCCCATCGACCTCAACGCCCAGTTGAATCTGTGGGATGCCGATCACCAAATCCAGTTCGACAAGGACCGCGCCGCTGCAAAGCAGCTGTTCCTTCAGGAAATCAACCCGAAGACCATGTTCTTCTATGACCTCGAGGAGAAGCTCAAGTTCCTCTTCGACAACGAGTATTACGACCGATCCGTATGGGATCAGTATGACCCCCAACTTGTAAAGGAACTTTACAAGTTCGTCTACTCCTTCGAGCACAGATTCGAATCCTACTTCTCTGCCTACAAGTTCTACGTCCAGTACGGCATGAAATCCTTCGACGGCAAGACGTGGCTGGAACGCTACGAGGACCGCGTCGTCGCCAACGCCCTGCTGCTCGGGCGCGGAGACATCAAGACGGCCAATGACATCGCCAAGGAAATCATCACCGGTCGTCTCCAGCCTGCCACCCCGACGTTCTCCAACGCGGGCAAGGCACAGCGCGGAGAGTTTGTCTCCTGTTTCCTGCTGCGCATCGAGGACAACATGGAGTCCATCGGTCGGTCCATCAACTCCGCCCTCCAGCTCTCCAAGCGTGGCGGCGGTGTGGCCCTGAACCTCTCCAACATCCGTGAGGCCGGGGCACCGATCAAGCACATCGAGAACGCCTCATCGGGCATCATCCCGGTCATGAAGCTCCTCGAGGACGCCTTCTCCTACGCCAACCAGCTCGGTACCCGGCAGGGCGCCGGAGCGGTCTACCTGAACGCGCACCACCCGGACATCTACAAGTTCCTTGACACCAAGCGGGAGAACGCGGACGAGAAGATCCGCATCAAAACGCTCTCCCTCGGCGTCGTGGTTCCGGACATCACCTTCGAGCTGGCCAAGAACAACGAGGACATGTACCTGTTCTCCCCATACGATGTGGAGCGCGTCTACGGCGTACCCTTCGGAGACATCTCCATCACCGAGAAGTACCGCGAAATGGTGGAGGATGCCCGAATCCGCAAGACCAAGATCAAGGCGCGCGAGTTCTTCCAGACCATGGCCGAGCTGCTCTTTGAGTCCGGATATCCGTACGTGCTCTTTGAGGACAACGTCAACAAGGCCAACGCCATCGAGGGCCGCGTCAACATGTCCAACCTCTGCACTGAAATCCTTCAGGTCAACACCCCGTCAAAGTTCAACGACGACCTGACCTACGCGGAAACCGGTCGGGACATCTCCTGCAACCTTGCCTCCCTGAACATTGCCAAGGCCATGGAGGGCGGAAACCTCCGGGCAACGGTCGAGGTAGCCATCCGTGGACTCTCTGCCGTATCGGACCTGTCCGAAATCGACTCGGTTCCGTCCGTACGGAACGGAAACAACAAGAGCCGTGCCATCGGTCTGGGCCAGATGAACCTTGCCGGTTTCTTCATCAAGGAGAGGATGAGGTACGGCGGCGCAAACTCGCTGGACTTCACCAACATCTACTTCATGACGGTGGCCTACTATGCCTACCTTGCCTCCACCAAGCTGGCGAAAGAGACCGGGCGCCCGTTCGACGGATTTGAGCGGTCCGAATACGCCAACCCCTCATACCTGATCGGAAAGTACACGCCGGAATCCATGCGCGTACCGTCCGAGAACACCGCAGCGATTTTCGCCAAGTACGGACTGGATATCCCCACCCTCGAGGACTGGACTGTTT